AGTAGTAGTTGGACTGTCAATGTTACCCATGGTATATACACCATTATCAGTTGCTTCTGCCAACGTCATTACGTACCATGTAACTTGTTGGTCTGTTGAAATCTTTGCATCAGTTAATGCAGGGCTTACCCATGCAGAACCATATAGTACACTGATTTTATTATTGGTACTTGCTGATAACTGTACTCTGTTACCTGTTGTTGCTCTTACACTTTGTGAACCTGCAGGCGGACTACCTGAGGGTTTATTCTGTGACGCACGATTACCAATCAAACTACTAACTGCTGTCGTAGCAACTAAACGTGTTGCAAGTCCTACGCCGGCTCTTAGTATTGGATTTTCAATTTCCAATGCGTCTGATATTTTGTCTGATACCCAATCAAAAAAACTCATTTGTTATTCCTTAAGATGATGTTCCTGAATTGGTAACTTGCTTACCAAAGTCAAAGAATGCGTTAACTAAATTAGGTACATTTATCATTGAACTGTCTACAGATAATGTTGGTGCATCAGGATATTGATTCCAATAGTTAGGACTTGTTAGTCTACCTGCAATACGTTGTTCTAACACACTTTTAAATGCACTACAATTTAATGAAATTGTAAATGTATCAGATTTTTCATCAAAATCAATATCTTCAGTAATTGCATAACTTGTAATGATCCCATTGAATCTAAGTACAGTGTTATCTAATATATAGTTGTTTGTATAGAACCCACGATATATTGTAATTAAACTGCCCTTAATCTTTGTTGCTAATACTGCATAGATGTTTTCGGGACCAATGCCACTAATAGCAATTGTGGTATCAAATGTTGACACACGCATATCACGTTGTTGTAAACCAACGCTCATCAAACCACCTAATGGCGTATACTCAACACCATCAATAGTTTCAATCTTATAACTTGAACTGAATGTATAAGTTTCTGTAGTGTTATCCATTTTGGTAACGACCATCTTTACAAACTCTGCGTTGTAAACATATGGTTGATTTTCTACTTGTGGAATTACTGTTGTCATAGTGTAGGTACTTTATTGCAATCTACGCATTCGCCATTAACCATTTTCTTACCACACTTAGTGCAATCTTTTGAATGCAACTCATGTAGTTTTGCTGGCGATTTGTTTGTGCGCGGTTGAGTATTTTTAAACTCACTACGTTGTAATGCTTGTACTTGTGTTGTTTCTTCTATCATGCTAAACTCACATATTCATAAAGTTGAAAGTCATCTGACCATTCTATATAAGCGTTATTGATAACGCTACCGTTTTGATAAAGTGCGCCACCAGGGAACAATTTATATGTTGGCATGTTAGGACTGAATACTCTGAACTGACATCCTGCTCCTACTGTAATTGCTGATGCAGTGACATCGTTTGTTAAGATGTTTGGACGACTTGTTGTTACTATTACTGATGATCCAGTACCACGCAAAACTGTTGTAGTACTGGTGAATGGATAAGGATAGTTACCAATCTGAATCAAATCGTTAGGTGCGAACAATGTTTGTGTTGCACCCATGATAGGTAATGCGTTCAATGTCAATTGATTGCCAATAAAACTTACAACACGAATGTTTGCTAATTGACTTGTCAATGCTTGTCCTTGATAACGAAAGATCCATCTCATTTGTGGTGCATTGTTAAATGTAATTACTTCACTACCCACACGATCTAATGTATCTAGACTTTCAATAACTTCACGTGCTTCGCTATAGCGCAAACTATTTGGCATTGTTAATGTAAAGCGCCATGGATTAGTTGTAGGAGTTAGACTCACACGCGGTATTTCACTGCGAGTAATTTGTATACCAACCATTTTTCTACGGTCAATTGCGATACCCGTACAGTTGTTTATAATTGTTTGAATACTCATTTATGTTTCCTTATCTGCGTGATGGCATTTCTTTTTCAGCCATACGAACATTACCCAATAATATTTTACGATTCTCTGCAAACAATTGAGCAACACCTTTAGAATCTATAGCACTGATGTTGTTTGTTATGTAATATGTTGCGCCACCACCTGCACCCATTGGTGTGATTGTTGTAGCACCGCGTGGTGTGATTAACTCAGGACCATTCTCACCAACAAGACTTGCACGACCAATTGGGGGATTGCCACCATTAGCGAATCCTAACAATCCCTTTCCCCAATCCCATAGGGTGCCTAATATACTGCCGCCACCACCTCCGCCGCCACCTCCGCCGCCACCTCCGCCGCCACTCATTATTCTCCATAAGTCCATAGTGGCTGCTTTCAATTCAATCTTTAACAAGTCTTTGATAACTGATTCAGCAAAGTCACCGAAACTAAATTTACCAGTCTCAACAAAATTATCAATTAATGAATTCATATTGCTTGTCACTGAACTGAATATATCTCTTGCACGATTGGCAGCATTTGTAGCACTATCAACATAACTATTGAATGCTTGCTTCCAACCATATTCAAATGAACGTGATACTTCTAAGTTTTTAATCTGTTGATCGGCAATTGCTTTATATCTTTTTTGAATTTGATCTAAACCATCTGCTAATTCTTTAGCCCTTTCTGGGCTTAAACCATCACCACCATCTTCAAATCCGGCTGCAAATGCACGACTTGCTTCTAATGCACCTTTACGTGCTTCTTCATTAATGTCTGCATATTGTTTTTGCAATGGTGCAAGATTCATTGTACTTGTTTCGTACATTACATCACGCATCTTGTCATTAGCGGCACGTAGTTGATCGCCCAACATTGCTTGGCGTTCCATTTGCTTAGTGATTGCTTCAATAGCGTTTAGTCTATCTTTTTCTAATATACGTGCGGCTTGTAATCCACTAATTGCAACGGCTAACCGTTCTTTATCTACGACGGACTGTTTCTGAATTGCGGCTATTTGTGCATCAATGATAGGAATTAGTTTCTTATCTTCTTCTGCTAGTGCAGCCTTTTGATCTTGTAATTGTTTTACCGCTTGTTGAGTACGAATCATCAATTCTGCTTGGGCACGTAGTACTTCAACTACATCTTCATTCATTCCCAAGTACTTGGCTTCTATACCTACTGCTTTGATAAGTTCGTTATTTTGATCTTTGTATGCTTGTGTTTGTTTTACAATCTCTTGTGTTTGTTTTGCCCATGCATCAGTGGCTTGACGTTTAATGGTCTGTTCTTGGTTGAACTGATCCATCTGTGCTTGACCATAAGCCTGAATTTCTTTAATTTGCTCACTGGTCATGCTTCTGCCACCAGTTGGACCTGATGGCAACTTAGGCTTATCGTCTCCTAACCCAATAAATTGTTTAAATTTATCGTAAGCCTTACCAACACCAGTTGTAAACTTGTCAATATAGTCTACACCAAATGCGATTCTTACAACTTCATTTACTGCCCATATGGCTGTTGATACAGCAGCCATAATTGGTGTAAGTTTTGCTAAACCGACTAGCAAGAAACCTAATCTCTTAGTTAGTAGTGTAAAGATGAATACACCAACTTCTTTAAATTTGCCCATCACGCCTATCGCGGCTGCAAAGGCTGCTACAAATTTACCTACTTGATATCCTAATACACTTAATGTTTTTTGTAAACTTAGTACGCCAGCAGCGGCTAAAGTAAAGTATGATGCAATCGCGGCAATTGCTATACTTAATGCTTGGAATGCTTTTACTACTACAACGAGGCCTGCGGCTGCGCCCCCAATTTGTACTAATGCATCTGTGAATCGTTTGATATCTTCTGGCTTCAATGTAGCCATAAAATCAAGTAATGGCTTCAGTGATTGAAGCAAACTAAGTCTAAATTGATTTATTGTTCTATCTAATCTGTCTTGTGCTTCAGAGGCTGCTTTTATTGATGCCGCGTATTCACGACTTTGTATAACAGCGTTAGCGTATTCTTTACTTAAACCTTTTACGTCTACACCACGAAAACTTTTTCCTAACAATTCGGCTGATAATGAAACACGTTTACTTGCATCTTCAATATTAGCAAGACCATCAATTGTTTTCTTAAGAATGTCTTGTTCACTTAATGTACTAAGGTCTTTTAATGTTACACCTACGTCAGCAAATGCAGATTGTGCAGACTTGCTACCAGATGCCGCATCATTAATTGTTGTTGCTAATTTTAGTATAGCCTTTTGTGCGTCATCGGCTTGACCACCATTATTTGCAACAGCACTACTAAAGCCAAGAATGTTTTGTGTAGCGATACCAGTTGCGTTGGCAATGTCTTGTATTGCATCTGCATACTGCAATGCATTGTTAATCATTGCGCCAAATGCAACACCCGCTACTGCGCTTTTTAATCCTGCAAATTTATCAGAAACTTTCTTTACATTGTTTTCTAATGTTTTTAATTTTGCACTAGCAGTGTCGGTTAAGCCAACTGTATAATTTAGATCTGCCATTATTTCTTCCTCAATATTTGTTTAACACGCTTCTTAATGAAATCTTCAGTAGGCTTAGTCATACCCTGTGGTGCTTGTTGACTATATCCTTCATCCAAACGTGTAGCATATGGATAAGTTGCTTGAATTTCACTTTTACCTTTATCAAGTCTAGTGTTTCTACGTGCATTGCCTGTACGAATTGGCGTAGTTGCTTTGAATTTTTTGTATGCTTCTTCAGGCAACTTTGCCATTTCTTTTTCAATACGTGCAATAGATTGACTAATATTATTAGTAACTGAAACATTCATCGTGATATTGGTTGCCATGTTATTTGACCTTCTTAATCATTTCAAGCATTTCTTCTTGAGTAAGTTCTGGCGGCTTACCTGAGTCTTTACGTGCCTGATGGTTATGATAACTTATGGCAGCATCCATTACGTACAAATCAAACGTGGTACCACGATCCATTACTTCGCTTGGTAACATTTTGTATCTGTCTGCTAATGTATCAATCATAAGTATCATAGCCATTTGAGGTGATTTAACGTCAATAGTGCTGCCGGTTACTTTCCCAACATATCAGTAACTTTACTGATCGCCTTCATCAAAACATTAGTTGGTAAAACATTGTCTTTAGTAAGAATTTCTTTACCAGTTTCGTCAAGAATTAATGTCTTAACGATATCAATAATGCCTGCTGTATTATCTTGTGTTGCTGAAGCCAATCGCATGAATACATCCATGGGCTGTCTATCCCATGTGTAAAATTCAATCGCTTCTTTGTATTCTGTAATGGTTTCTTCGTCATCTAATTTGACGAGAATCAATTGGGGTTTTGCTGTGAGTTGTGATAAGTTCATTTGTTTTCCTTTGTTAAATTGTTTTCACATTGTATTTAGTCTTTCTTAGATACTGCATCCTCAATTAATTGATTGAGTAGTGCTAACCTAAAACTTGATTTTGCTTTTAATTGTTTGACTGTGTTTTGTACTTCAGTCAACATCGCGGCACCTTTTGCTTCATCAGCAACTAATGCGGCTAATCGTTCTTCATTTGTTTTAATCCATACTTGATTTTCATTATTCATTTGTTAATCCTTATATAAAAATAGGGAAGTTGCCCTCCCTATTATTGCTCATACTCTCTAATATAAATTAGGGAGGGCTTGGTACAACACCGTTAACCATTGAACCATCAATAGCCAATGACATTGGTGTGACCCAAACAGGTGCATCTGGGCTTACTGTTGGTGCCAAGTTAGTGATGAATCCAACACCTTCTTGGTAGTATGCGCCAGGGTCTGTACCATTGTAATAGATACGGAAACTGATTGGTGTCTTATTGATAGACAATGAACTTAGTCCTGCTTCTGCGGCAGAGTTTGCTGTTGCACTAGCGTTACCGAAAAATACTTCAGCGTCAATGACGACATTAGTACTGATTTCGTTGTCAGCAGGTGTGCTCAACTTTAATGTGTCAGTGTCACAGAATGTTGTATATGAATATACACCAGTACTGTTAGTGATTGTCACATCTTGTAAACAGATAACAGACATTGCTGAGTTAGCAATGTTCGCAGTATCTGTACTGATTTCTAGAACCGGTTGAGTTCCAGTTGTGTTTGTTGTAATGCGTGCCATTTGGTTTCTCCTTATATGTTGGCTTATGTGTTAAATTCTAATCGTAGTAATCTAAATGTCCAGACATGCTTTTCGGCGTTAGGGCCGTAAACTAAGTCTTGGTCAAAATTGCGTTCAAAATAACCATCAAATAATATTTGACCATTACTTGTGTACGCTGTAACAAGGTTAGCAATAATAGCATTAAGATCAATATTGTGTGGATCATCCTGAAATGAAACATACACAATAGAAAATTGATCGTATGCATGATATATTGTAGCGCAATATTGTATACCTAACTGATGCGGATTTCTTTCAACGGTATGTACATCTGAAACGTAAACACCATAACGAACAACATCTGTATCGCTTGGGAAGTCGTCATAAATTGGGACTGCCCATGCTTTAGGGATATCACGTTGTAATACATTGATGATATCTTGTGTTGTTACTAATGGTGCGTTTAAGATGGTAGATGCCATTAGAAGAATCTCCTATCGTTGTTAAAATAGTCAACGTCAGCAGTCCAGTTTTCTTCCAACTTAGTAGTTGGTCCATCTGGATTTTGTCCGGACAAGTCATAAAAGTTCATCAACTCTAATGCTTTGATCCATTCATTCTGGCAGCGATTTTTGCTAAACTCATAGTTTTGCAAATCTACTTCATTCATGTTTGATACGTCAGTAACTAGACTTTCGTAAAAAACTTCAATTGCACCGAATGTGTCAAGTCTAATCAATGTTTGGTCATCTTTAATGAGCAAACTAGGATTAAACGCTGATATCAATTGACCTTGCTGATTGTTGGTATAATAACT